TCATCCCCCACCAAGACTGCATGGTGCATCGAGCACTATCCAAAGAAATGCGATTGCCGAAGTGAGATATCGGTGGACGATGCAATCGGAGTTTGGGAAGACTTGAACCAACTCATCCGCGTATGCCTCACCAATAATGGTGACATAAAAGGTTTCATCGCGGCCAATTATCCAAAGGAATACGCGCTTTATACGCAGGGCAGTAAAGTCCATGCTCCCGCCACATCCGATATTTCGGATGTCGAGTCTAATGAGTACACAGTTATCCATCACGATGCTAAAGATGGTGCCTCATGCCCGTCAGCGTTTTCGACCGAAATACGAGAAGTGATGATTGACGGCGTTTTATGCAACAAAGACAATTCGATTATGGGAGAGGGAAGTAACCGTGAGGACTTCGAGAATGAGGCCAACAAGCCTCCTTTATTATCATCCTCTCCCGCCACATCCGAGAGTCTGGTGGTCGATAAGGATGATATTTTTGATGAGCTGGCCTGTTCAGACGGAGTTGTTGAGATTGGCAATCAGTGCATAATTCTTGTGGAAGATGCATTTGAGGTTTTAAAGCCCTATCTCCGCACAACGAAGCCGGTGTCGGTTCATCTAAAGAACTCTGCGATGGCACTAGCAGCGCTTGATTATGACCGTGGGCATGTAACAGCGTCTTACGAGGATTCAGCATTATACGCTGCCGAGAATTGGCTGAACTATGCTGGTGAGGCAAAAGCCGTCCTAGACGCAGCAGGGGTGGCTTATGTCTCGTGATTTTAACATGATTTGCCCTTCTTGTGGCTATCAATGCATGACGGTAGAGCAATGTCACCGAGCGCAAAACGATGCCAAGGCGTCGATGAGAATTCGCATGATTAGCGAAGATGCTTTCAAACAGGCGTGGGGCATCCATATGTACCGCATAGTCGAGGAATCGGCGTTGCGTAATTTTGTCGAAGCCTACGAAGCCGCCAAGGCATCGGAACAGCCTGAGCGCTGCAAGCATGGTGTTTGGCCGTATGACCATTGTTACGAGTGCGAAAAGGAATCCAAGCTCAAGGAACAGCCGGTTCGGAAACCAATAGAGCATGACCTGAAAATATGGTCGCGCCACTTCGAGGGTGTGTTATCCGGCAAAAAGAAGGCAGAGTATCGTGTTAATGACCGTGACTTTCAGGTTGGTGACACCCTCATGCTTAGAGAAGTAACTGAGCCTGATTGCAAATACACTGGCCGAAAAATCTATGTTTCCATAACGCACATCATTCGCGGCGGTGAGATGGATATTTTGTCAATTGAGCCGAGGGACACAAAAGCACCCGTGCGGGAAGTCAGTGAAGAAGTCAAAACCAAGATAATGCAGGATCTATGGAAATGGAGGCAACAAATAATTAAGCCGATTTACGATAATGATATGAAAATGTCCGAGCAACAGATTCAGGACTGGACTTATATGGGGTATCGAGAATTTGAGGATATACACCCCGATGTGTGGATGGGGCTATACGCTTTTGCCAAAAGAATCATTAGCTATGAAATAGAAGAGCAAGGAAGGCGGGGTTCGGATGAGTGATATGCAAATCCAACATCTTGAATGGCTTAAGGACAAGGTGAATGACCCTCAATATTCTATCGAGCAGTGTATGAGGATGTTGATTGATGCCATTATCGAGCACGCGAAGAACACCGAAATAGAAGATCGGGATGGTATATGAACGTAAAAGAGTTAATTGAATTTCTCCAAACACAGCCACAGGATATTCAGGTTGCTTATATGATGTGCAGTGAACAGTGTCTGTTAGAAAGCAAGGACATTAACATATCCGAGGCATGCATCCCTAGACCGGACGGCTGGATTCAGCATAAGCGCCCTGATAAGCCAACGCAAACCTATTTACTGTTTCCGGGAAATTGAAAATGAGCAATCGATCCAAAGGTGGTAGTAAATGAAACAAGATGAACGAGCGAAACTAGGCGAACCGCTCATGATGCTTATCGGATGCTGCCGTGCTGCTGAATACCTAACCTCCGAAAGTAATCTTAAGGCGTATAGCGAAACTCTGATGCTGCGGGCGGCTAATATGCTTATGGCATGGAATGAGACAAACCATCCGGGCGTTCAATCCAGCGGAGAACAAAACGATTGACATCTGTGCGAGCCTGCGCTAACGGTCGATAATGAGGTCTGAATGAAATCGCTCACGGTTTATACCGCCCCAGCCAATGGCAGGGACGCGGCAGGCCAGTGCATCATGTTCAAGGAACTCGTCAGGAACACCATCGGGCCAGAAACCGGAAATGCCGGCCTGAACTCGGTTCATCAGGTCACCGTGCAGTACGATCCCTCCTCTCCTGTCGAGACGGAATGGGCGGAGCGAGTTCTAACCCACGCAGCAGAAATCAAAGAGCAGATTGAGTCGGGCGTTCGCCCACGGGTTAAACGAAGCAGTTGGTCGATGGGGGTTTAGGTGGAGTATATCGAGCTGGGCCAAGCGCCCGCAGGCGAAGAATGCGCACAGGTTGGAGAGCCGAATTACGCAGTGAACGCAAGGCGAGAGTGCCGGTCGTACATCCAGGCCATTCGGAATTACCTTGGCCTCGAACCCGACGGTGCAGCCCTCGCAATCAAAAGCTTTGGTCACGATTTTGGCCAATACATGGAGGTGGTCGTCAAATACGATCCTGAAAATCAAGCCGCCACGGAATACGCCATGATGTGCGAGGCCAACGCTCCCATGACATGGGAAGAAGGATCGATGAAGCCGCCCCCGCTAGAGAAGAGCGTGAGACGCCGTTGACATCTCTGCCGAGTGTGGCAGTATGCGAAAAGCCCAGACCGTTGAAGCGGTAGCTGGGCTTTCTAACCAATGCACAGGGAGGTGCGAATGGCTAAAACCGATTCAACCACATTCATTTCTGAAGCGCAAGCGAAACGTCCCATCGACCACACGATACCGTGCAAGTTCGAGGGCTGCGACCGATGGGCATGGGCTCAGGGATATTGCGGTACGCATTACCATCGGATGAAGCGCGAGGGCATCATCAAGACGAAGCGGGTGATGAAGGACGATCTGGCGAGGTTCCACACGAAGTACGTGGTGAACGAGGATACGGGGTGCTGGAACTGGATCGGGGTGATGCATCCAAGCGAATATGGCCACTTCGGAATAACCGTTAATGGAAAGGTGGTTCAAAAGAGAGCTCATCGCTTTTCATTTGAGAAGCTCGTCGGACCAATTCCGCACGGGGAAATAATCAGGCACATTTGCAATAATCGAAAATGCGTTAATCCAGACCACCTGAAATCAGGAACATCGTCCGACAACATGCAGGACTGTTTGCGAAGTGGCAGGCACTGCTCGCAAACGGGAAATACGCAGCGTAAAATCACGAAGGAAATGGCCCTAAATATCCGCGTAATGTATGCTCGCAGCCTTCCTTTCACTTACGGAAATGAAAAAAATCCTTACTGCATTCGAAACATCGCGGTCATTTATGGCGTGACACATCAGGCGATCCGGCAGATATTAAAAGGCGAGGCCCATCTGTGGGCTGGAGGCTGATTGCCCGGGGAAATTCTTCCGCAGCAGTGATGCGGGCATCTGACTGATACTTAGCTTGGATCTGGCCTCCCTCCGAAAACAGCATTTCCCTCCTCCGGCAAAAAGCCCCTCTTCAGCCCGTAATCCGCCTCGGCTTTCTCTTGCAAGCGATCAGAAACTGGTCGTACCTCTGCCGTAGCGCCGACGTTCTTGGCTTGCCATTCTTCTGTGCGATGGGATCACCCTTCAGCGGTCCGTACTCCTTCGAACCAACCAAACTGGGGTGTAGTTCCACCTTCAGGCTGTCCGGGTTGATGCCGATCAGGTCGAGATCAAAGAGGGTGTGGATGTCGCCCCGTAGTAACAAGCCATTGTCCGGCGCGTTGTCGCGTTCCCCGGCCAGGTATGGCTTGATGTGAGCAGCTTCGAGCACATCCACGATAGAGCAACCCGTTATGGCGCACGAGTCTTCGAACCGTTTGCGGAGAGCCTCTCGAAACTTCTTCTGCCTCCGGCGAACCTTTATCTGTCGGTCAACGGACTTCCGATGGTCAAGGTCGTCATCATGATCGTCATCTGCCTCGTCACTGCCAATGGCTGGCGGTATTGGCAACGGCGGAGGCGGCGGCGGTGGGCTTGATGATGCAACCGCAACCTTGCCGGTATGGCAGAAATAGAAAGCGTCTTCGATGTACTTCCGCAGATCGGCAACGTCCGACATGCCGAAAGTATTCTCGCCGCGTTCGCGTTCTTTTTGATTCTGTCCACTCTTGGAGCGCTTCAGGGGCTTGCCATCGCCAATGAGTGGGCTGTCCTCACCTACTGTCAGCTTCACCCAAACCTTACCGCTCCGCGCTCGGTCTTCTAACTGAACGACCGGATTTTCCTTTCCCTTCAGGAATACCCGGAAATGCTTCTTATCTTCGTATTCCTTGCGTTGATCGTAAGCGCCTTTCGGAACCAAGATGTCCCAAATTGTTTCGATGATCTCCCGTCCCGGTTTTGACCAATCGCGACAGGAATCGTCAATCATGATGATAACCTCACATCGTTTGAGTGATTCTATTGGCTATGAGTCAGACACCTAACTCAGAACAACGCCATTTGCCCACCCCGCCCTATCCTCGCAGTGAACTTCGGCGGCGAATCGTCGTCCTCTGGCGGCTCGTTGGCCACAGGCTTCGGTTCTGGTGCGGCAACCTCGATCTTCCTCCGCACGGGCTGCTCCTTCCGCTGCGGCCTTATCCGTGCCGGTGCCGCTTCAACGGCGTGGCTGGCCCTCAACTCTTTGATCTGCTCGGCAAGCTCGGCGGTCGTCGGTTCGCCTTCTGCCGGCGTTCCCGAAAGAGCGGTCTTCAGCCGATCCCGCAAGGCCGTGAGTTTCTCGGCATACTCGGTGTGGGCGAACGTCCTCCCTGAGCGGGCCTCGTAGTCGGAGAGTTGATTCTGGGCGAGCGTGAGGTCTTTTTGCGTCTCGCGAATCCGCTCCGGGTATGTCTCCGTCAGGCGGGCGAGGGCGTTCATCACCGCGCGCGGGCCTTGGTTGTCGCGGTTCAGTTGGGTGGTGCGGTATCCCCTGCCCTCCACGAACACATCGGCCATTCCTCCGGGGTGGCGCTCGATCCCAAACTTCAGCCCGCGGTACATGCCCACGTTGAACTGCCTGCGGTGTTCGACTTGATCGGGGAGGCTGTTCAACGCCTTCGCCAGGATCGCCTCTGTTCCCGTCTTGCCATTGACTGCCCACCCCTCGCCCTCGGTGAGGGTGGCGTAATCCTCTATGAGGGCCGCAAGGCGTTTATCCGTCCGGTCGATGGTCTGGGGAAGCTCGCGAAGGTTCTTGCGAGCGAGGTATTGCTCGTCAGCGTGGTTTCGTTTCAGGACGCCCAGCCTTTGAAGCTCGGCATCGGCCTCGGCGAGCGTAAGCACGGCCGGGTTGCCCGATGCGATAGCCTTGACCTCGGCGTAGCTGAGTTCTTGGCCCCCTACGTCATCCGCACGGCGCAGGCCGGATTCACCCGTCATGATCTGGGAAATGAACTTGGCCTTCGTTTCAAGTGCCTGCCACATGTAGGCGTCGAAGCTTCCTTCGGTGACGTAGCGGTAAATCGCAACCTCGGCGTTGGTATTCCCCTGGCGGAGGATTCGCCCGTCACGTTGCTCGACCTCGGCGGGCTTCCACGGGGCGTCGAGATGGTGCATAGCCTTCAAACGCTTTTGCACGTTGGTTCCTGTCCCCATCTTCCCGGTGCTGCCGATCAGCACGCGAACGGTTCCCTGGCGGACTTTCTCGAAGAGTGCCTGCTTCTTGGCGTCGGAATCGGCGTCACCCATCACGGCGATCTGCTCTGGGGGTATGCCGCGGCTGGTCAAACCGTCCACGATCTGGTCGTACACGCAGAATCCCCAAGGGGTCGGGTTCACGCCCATGTCGCAAAAGATCATCTGCGTCCCCCGTGTCAGGGCGTTTTGCTTCCATGTCTCCGCCGTCTGGTTGAGCATCGCATTGAGTTTTGAGTAAGGCGACTGACTCGCACTCCCCGAAAGCATCCGGGCATCGAGGGCGAGTTTGCGGCCGTCCGTAGTAATCGCAAGGGCGTTGTCTTCGCGTGGGTCAACCTTTGTTGAGCGGATACGCTCATATCGGGCGACGAGGCCGTCCTGAAGCTCCTGCTGCTCCGGCGTCATTGGACAGGCGATAACGTGCGGCTTACCTCCTTCGAGGGTCGGGCACGGCAAATTCAGCATCTCAGAGGTCTGTACGTCAGCGAACACTCGAAACATTTGCTGGAGTTCCGGCAGGTTCACGAACTTCGAGAACCGACTGCGGGGCTTCAAGGTCTTCCCGTCGGGAGAAATCTCCATCGCCTCGACGACTTCCCCGAACGTAGCCGCCCAAGCGTCAAAATGCTCGATGCCCCTGCTCTTCAACCCGTCGGGATCGAGGTAGCGCTGCATGGTGTAGAGCTCAACGAGTGTGTTGCTGATCGGGGTTCCGGTGGCGAAGGTGAGGCCGTGACCGGGGTGTTGCTGGTGCAAGTACCGGGCCTTCATGAACATGTCGAACGCTCGCTCGCTTCCGCCGGTTTGAATTCCGGCGACACGATCCATCTTCGTCGGGGTCTCCAGATTCTTGAAGTAGTGCGCCTCGTCGATGAAAAGATGATCGACGCCAAGCTCGTCGAACACAAGCCCGGTGTCCTTCTTGTCCTCCGCCAGCAAGTCCTTCAGCTTGGTCTCGCGGTTCGCCTTCTGCTTCTCCAGCGTCTTGATAATGTTCCGATTCCCGCCTTTGTCGGCGGCTCGCTCGCAAAGCAACTGATCGTACTCGGCGATTTGCTCGCGAAGGAATTGCTCCTGGTAGTCTCGGGACATGCCGATCCGCTCGAAGCTCGAATGGGTGGTAATGATCGCGTCCCATTCCCCGGAAGCGATTTTCGCGGTCAGGTGCTTGCGACGTTCCTTGGTGAAGTCGTCCTTCCCCGCGACGAGCAGCTTTGCGTTGGGGTACAGGTGCATGAACTCGCGCGCGAATTGCTCAAGGAGATGGTTCGGCACGACGACGAGGGGCTTTTTGATAAGCCCGGCCTGCTTCATCTTCATTGCCGTCGCGGCCATCGTGTAGGTCTTGCCCGCTCCAACCACATGAGCAAGAAGGGTATTTCCGCCCGACATGCCGCGCCAGATCGCGTCTTTTTGATGCGGTCGAAGGCTTACCCCGTCGGTCATGCCTTGAAAGTCGAGATGGGAACCGTCGAATACGCGGGGGCGGAGGTTGTTGTAAGTGTCGTTATAAAGGCGCACGAGCCGCTCGGTGCGGTCGGGATCGCTGAAGATCCAGCTTTTGAACTGCTCCTTGATCGCCCGCTGTTTCTCCTTGGCGGCGAGCGTGGCTTCTTGGTTGACGACACGCTTATCGGAATCGGAAGGGTCGGGATCGTAGATGGTCGGGGTCTTCATGTTCAAAGCCAAATCGAGCAACCCGATCCCGTTCGCTCGTGGCGTTCCGTAGTCCGTGGTGACGGTGACGGCACGCTCGGCCGACCAGTTGCCCTGCACGCTCCACACGGCATCCTTGGAGAGGTGGCCAACGGTGATGTCGCCCGGCGAAACATGAAACAGGTCGGCGGCAAAGGCCTGAATGTCCGAAACAGGAATCCACGGTGCGCCGAGGTTGGCGTCGATCTCACCGGGAAGTACGTCCTCCGGCTGCACCGCTTTCAGGGCTTCGACGTTCCGCTCTATCCCCGCTCTTTCAGCATTGGCGAGCTTGGCACGCACGTTCCCCGACAAGTAGGCGTCGGCGGTTTCCCAGTGGTTCGTCTCAGGATCGAGGAAGATGAGGTCACCGAGTTCGGCGATAATGAACTGTTCGGATTTTCCGTACAGTTGGGCGATATACGGCAGGTCAACGGCCCCCTTGTGATCGAGGGAAACCAGTAATCCATCCTCCGCCGAGGTGACGGACGTGATCGGCGGGGTTTTCCCCACCACGTCGCGGAGCATGATCGGGGCTTTCTTCGCCGTGCCGGTCTCCTCGCAATATTCCTCTAACGCCATCACGAGCATCGCGTCCGGGTCTTCGCGGAACTTGACTAGATTTGGCATTCGTCGGATGGTGGTTTCGTCCTTGGTCTCCGAGAAGGTGGTCTTGTTGATCGGGCCGTAAGTCGAGACGAATACTTCGTATGCGTAGTTCAGCTTCGTGCGCGCGGCGTCGCGGGCGGCATCGGGCCAGCCTTCATTCTGAGAGCGGAGAACATACCGGGCTTTGTCCCGGAGGTCGATCAGCGCGCACATGCGCCGGGCGACGAGGCCCCCGCCGGTGGTGAGTTCGGTTCCACCGTAGGCAACGCAGGTGTTCTCGCCATTCATAACCTGATGGATTTTGCTGTCATGAACGAAGAAACTGCCTTCGGAGATGTGTCGTTCTGGTGGTGGAGGAACGAAAGCGGGAGGCGTTCCCCGTTTTGATTCATCATTTGATGCAGAGAAATGGGGAATGGAGGTGGTCGGATTTACCTCGGGCAACTGCTCAACCGCCAGCTTCAGTTGCTCGGCAAGGTTCCCGTTCGAAGTGACGCTGAATCCTTCCGTGCCGTACATCGTGTCCTTGCTCGTTAAAGTGCCAAGCACCATCTCCGGGTGGTTGTGGAAATAGCGGTTGATCGAAACGAATGATCCATCCACGTTCATCGGGGCGGTTTGCTTCCATTCGTAATCAGCATGGTTCTCAGGCTGCCCCTCCGCACGCTTGCGAAGGAACACGATGTCGGTAACGACCGCGGTGCCTTCCCGTTTGAAAGCATCCGAAGGAAGGCGGATCGCCCCGAGGAAATCGGCTTTCTCCGCGAGGTGTTCGCGGATCGCGGCGTTTTGCTTGTCGAGGGTAAAGTGGCTGGTCACGAGTGCCAGCACACCACCGGGCTTCATGGCATCTACGCTTTTGGCGAAGAAGTAATCGTGCAGGGAGAACTTCTTTCCCTTCCAATCGAGCTTCAGGTCGGCGAAAGGTACGTTGCCGATCACCGCGTCGAGCGGCGGAAGCTTCGTCTCCCGGAAATCCTCGTGACGGATGTCCGCTTCAGGATGCAACGCTTTGGCAATGCGTGCGGAGATGGAATCGAGCTCAACGCCGATGTACCGTTTGCCCGGACGCATGAAACGACCCGGCCCGCAACCGGGTTCGAGAACTACCGCACCATCATGTAGGCCGAGACGGGTGAGTGCGATCTGCATCGCCGAGACGACAGTTTCGGACGTGTAAAAGGCGTTGAAAACCGTTCTCTTCGCGGAGTCGTATTCCTGGTCGGACAGCAGCCATTGCAGTTCCGCGCCGAGGGCTTTCCAGCCCGCGTCCTTGTATTCGCCAGTCACGGGGTTCGGGAAGATCGAAAGGGCGACGGGGCCGAATCCACAGAACCTCCAGAGAGCCGATCGTTCTTCGCTGGTGGCTGGCGTTCCCCGGCGCTCGACCTCGTGAAGGGTTTTGATTGCGTCGAGGATGTCACGGGCCTTGGCCTTGTCACCGGATGATGTGGGAGGACCGCGAACAACTTCGGGGACAGGATCAGGCGTCGGCTTCAGCTTGGCGACGAAGGTTTGGGCTGGCTCATCATGTGTCTCTGGTTCGGGAATGGCATCGAAGAGAGATGGCTGCTGCGGACGCCGCACGAATGGGCGGCGGCTCATGCGGCTAACCCGATCTGCTCGACCATTTCGATCCGTTCACCAAGCCATCGCATGCACGGGACCGCCATCGAATTTCCGAGCGCCTTGTACCTTGGGCCGTCGGCAGCGAGCTTACCTCGATTCGGAACGAGCGTGTAGTCGTCTGGAAATCCCATCAATCTTTCGCATTCTCTGGGTGTTAGTCGCCTGACGGACATCTCTTCCCGGATGGCGACTGCAACTTGTCCACCGGCGTTCGCGTGCGAACCCGTATGCCCCATCGCTCGTAGGGTGGGCGCGGTCTCCGCTGCGTCTGCACCGTGATCCTTGCAAGAAAAGGCGATGAACTGAGAGGTCGGATCTGTCATGGTCGTCAAAGCAGCAGTGCAATCACCCTGCGAATCGACCTGCCCTGCAGCATTGGTACGGTAAGCAACGGGGATAAGGGGTGTTCCCCTCCCCGTACCGTCTTCACTCGCATCGAATCCCTCGCCGCGAAGCGAATGAGCAATCAGAGTTTCCGTCTCATAATCCTGCCGACCCATCCCGCCTGCGTTTAAGCAGTGAGAAGTATGTCCGGTGCTGGCGATGAGATGTCCGGCTTGCCCTTGATTGTCGTCTGCGCCACATGTTCCAACGCCGTTTGCAGTGAGGGCGGCAACGCTCTCCCTCGCTTCCCGGCTCGGCGTAATATCCCCGTGCAGGCTTTCGCGCTCAAAAAGTACCGCTGCGGCAGGTCGCCAGTCTCCAAGATATGCGATAACGAAGACACGCCTGCGTCTTTGTGGCACTCCGAAATGTTGAGCGTCAAGAACCCGGTAGGCGAACCCATACCCGCATTCCGCCAACCCTCCGAGGAAGGAGCCAAACGCCCGTCCTCCGTCAATTGACAGGACACCGGGGACATTTTCCCAAACCAGCCAGCGGGGGCGAAGCCTTTGAGCCAGCCGAACAAACTCAAGTGTGAGGTTGCCTCGCTCGTCATCAAAGCCTTTGCGAAGTCCGGCGACTGAGAAGGCTTGGCAGGGAGTTCCTCCCACAAGAAGGTCGATTGGGTCATAGGCATCCTTTCCGATAGTGGTGAAGTCTCCGTGACATGGCACGTCCGGGTAATGGTGCGCGAGAACCGCGCGGGGAAATGGTTCGATTTCAGAAAAGAAAGCTGGCTTCCATCCAAGAGGATGCCAAGCTGCCGTTGCGGCCTCGATGCCGGAACAGACCGAACCGTACCTCACGCAGAAAGCACTTTCGCTTCGGCGAGAATCTTCTTCGCTCGGTCGATCCGCTCAAGCTGGTTCTTTCCAAGTCCAGCGGAATACCGCAGTGCTTCGCAAATGCGAACTACTTCACTGAGAGAGTGGGTTAGTTGTAGGTTGGTCTGTCTCGTTTTTTGAAGCGTAGCAAACGTTCCGTTCATGTCCCTCTCCCACTCGCGGCAAATTCGGCAAGGCGTGGTTGACGTATCTTTCGTTTCGTGCTTAGTATTGGTCATAATCTCAATGCTCCATCATTGGGGTTAAAGTTGGGGCAGGATGTCGAGTCCTGCCCCATTTTCGTATCACGCGGTAACACCGATGTCACTCGATACTTGCTCTTCGGTCACGAGCACAATTTCTTCCTTGCGGGTGTACCACTGCTTGCTTTTTCCATCGAATTGATAGCCTGCCGCGAGCAGACCCCTACGGGTTTGTTCGGATGGTTTGCCGGTAAAGGTCATGACGGTTGAGGTGGTATGGCGGACGATAGCTTGAATAGACATAGATAACTCCTTTGTTGATGTTGCTTCGTTAAGCTTGGCCTGCCCCTTGGCGGGTCAAACTTACGAAGCATGGATGCGGAGCCTTGAGCGGGTGTGGCCGGAAAGCCCCGGAACGGAGGGTATTTTGTCTTCCGCGAGGAATGCGTAGCAGGGGAAAATACCTGGAGTGAAGCTGAAGGAGAGCGAAGCGAAGGGCTTGTAGGTCGAGGGCGGTAGCCCTGCTGTTCTCCTTGAAGGTCGCATGATAAAATCGTGTGCAGTCCTTTATTCGGAGAAAAGCATGGCGATTAACACTGGAATGATCGACGGCGTTCAAGTGCCGGGGAACAGGTACATCGTCTTCGGAAAGCAACGCGGATACGTTGCAACGCATCGAACGAAGCGCGCGGCATACCGATCTTTGGTCGAAGACAGCAGAGTGAAGATGAAAGACGGGAAGCCATCCGATGCGCAGGTGTATTTCTGGCGAGGTGGTTGGGTTTTGGTCGAGCTTTCGACCCCGGCGGAAACGAAAGAAGAATGACCTTACGCGATAGGGATGCGCAGGGCGGCGGAGCCGGTGCGAAGCACGGAACCCCGGAAAAGCCCGGCCCGAAGGGATCGCCCAAGAACTGTCACACATCGCCCAATAGAATATCCCCGCGTGTTTTCCTTCTTCCTCACAGATCCGAGGTCAAACGATGGCAACGCAATTTCTGAAGCCCAAGGATAAGTACCTGCTCCGCGGCTCATGGGGCGAACGCACGTTCTCCGACCAATCGAAAATGTCGCTCTACCACACGCTCCACCGCGAACTGATCGCCAGCAAGCTTTTCCCCAAGAATGCGATGCTCCCCTCGAACAAGTCCCATTACCACGTCACCGCGACGATCATGGGTAGCTCGTGGGATCAGGCGGCAAAGAAGTGGGTGAAGGATGATCCCGAACACGAGGTGGAAATCCCGGTCGTCGAGGAACGGGTCGTCATCAAGGGCGGCTACATTTCGCTCTACGCGATCGGCATTCCTAACGGCGAGTATTTCTTTGAAACTTACCGCTGCGATGACA